TTAATCTATATGCCATGTGCTTCTCACAGCGATTATGAGCGTCTTACAGGGGATACTCTGGAAACTCCTAAACAAGATCCCAGATTTGGAGAAGGCAGGGATGTGTTTGAATCTGTGGCTGAGGCAAGAGAAAGAGCAAAACAACTTGGATGTGATGGTCATCATACAGTCAAAGGACCAGATAGAAATTATTATATGCCATGTTCAAGTCATGCTATTTATTTATCAACAACAAAAAAAGACTTTGAAGAGATAGAAAAAGCTGAATCAGATGTCAACACAACTCCAACTGATGCAATGGCAGAAGAAGCAAGAAGAGGTCTTGATTGGAGGAAAGAACATGGTCATGGGGGAACAGCTGTAGGACTCGCAAGGGCAAGACAATTAGTAAACAAAGAAAGACTTTCTCCAAGAACTGTTAGAAGAATGTTCTCATTTTTTGCACGACATGAAGTAGATAAAAGAGCAGAGGGTTTCAGACCAGGTGAGGATGGTTATCCAAGTTCTGGAAGAATTGCTTGGTCATTATGGGGTGGAGATGCAGGATTCTCTTGGTCAAGAAGAAAAGTTAAAGAACTTGATAAAGAAAGAGATAAACAATTTGATTTTGAGATGGAAAATCTTTGTTGTGATGATTGTGGCACAACTGTAGAAATGGATACGAAAAAGATCTCAGCAAGAACAAGAAAGACACTTGAGGGGAAGGTAAAAGATCATAATGAAAAACATGGGGATAAAAAAGGAAAGAGAGTTACTCTTAGAATGTTATCAGCAGTATTTAGAAGAGGGGTAGGAGCATACAGGACAAATCCAGAATCAGTAAGAAGAAATGTTATGGGCCCAGACCAATGGGCAATAGCAAGAGTAAATGCTTTCCTTTATGCAGTAAGAACTGGAAGATATAGAAGTGGCAAATTTGATAGAGATCTTCTTCCATCAGGTCATCCCTTGAGGTCAGATAAATAAAAGATACAGTCTGCGAAGTTTGTGGACATGATTTGCTCGTAGTCAAGGGCATGATTAGATGCTATTATTGTGAAAGATTTTTTTATGATATGCACCCAGAATGGATAGATTTTATTCTAAAAAGAGAAGAGCAAAATGATTCAGACAAAGAGGATAAGTAGAGGTAGACTCTTATCTGCGAGAAGAACTCTCATTCAACAAACTAGAATACGTCAATCATTTGAAAGACAATTGTTTACTCAATTACTACAGTTCTTTGAGCAAAATGGAAGAATTGCCAGAGATGAATATAGAGAGGGAGGAGTTAGATTAATCAATCTCAACAATAGATTGAGTCAAATAATGCTTCCTCATTACAGATCAGTAATCAATCAGATGAGTGGACAATTCGTATTCACAAAAGAAGAAAATGATTTTGAAAGATTAGTACGACAATTTGTAATACAGTTTGCAGGAATCAGAATTACTCAGATTGCCAACACAACAAGAAAGATAATTAATAGAATTATACTCCAAGCAGAACTTGATGGAATAGGAGTAGAGCCAACAGCAAGAAGAATTGTTGAACAGACAAAACCAAGTTTTACAAGAGCCAGAGCATCATTGATAGCAAGAACAGAAACTCATTCAGCATCATCATTCGCAAATCAGGCAATGGCTGAGAGTTTCAATTTACCAATGCAGAAAAGATGGATCAGTACGAATGATAATCGCACTCGACAACATCACAGAAATATGAATGGAGTTACTGTTGGTCTTGAGGATGATTTCATAGTTCCATACAAAGGAGTAGAATATAGAATGAAACACGCAGGAGATCCAAGAGGGGGTCCTGCTAACATTATCAACTGTAGGTGCGTTATATTATATTTAGAACCAGATGATAAATTAGTAGAGGATTAAAATGCGATTAACCAATAATTCTTATTTCATACGAAATTTTAAGGAAACCATACAAGGTACTGTAAGTGGAATCTATTTTTACAAATACAAGACAGTCAATGAGGCAATCAAAGAGTATGCCCAAAAATTTGATAACTGGAGAGATCTTTATTTCAAAGATTTAAAACTCACAAAAGGAAAGGCAGATACATTTGTTGCAGAAATTGAAAAGTCTATATCAGCAAATAAAAAATTGGTTAAAGAAGAGATTTACGAAAAAGTAAAATGAGGCAGGACAAAAGACCTGATCCATTTGAAGTACTTATTCTTTATCTTTTAATTTTTATTTGTTGTCTGTTTTTTGTAGTTACTGATTGGGAGAATCTCTTATTCTTTCCCTTTATTCATATTCGTTAGTATGTAATCCTCTTTCTCTTGCTAAAGTAACAAATTCAAGAATGGGGTTTATTTTACACTTCATATTTCCATGACCCCCTTTGAGGAATGTAGTTGGAATTAAAACATCAACATTTGATATTCTGTCGTCATAATAAGGATAGTAAAATAATTTATTTTCTTTTTGGAACTTCTTCCACAAGTCTTTAGCTTTTTGCGTATGTAATCTCATTCCAAAAAACTCAGGCGATATTTGAGTTACTGGAATTCTGTCAAAGGTTAAATCAAATTGTTTATCTTCTATTGAAATTATTTTTCCCATTTAGTTCTCCCTAAAAAAATCCCCTCTGGCAAATGAAGGATAAAAGAAAACCAGAGGGGAAAGTTAACCCTATCTTCGAGGCAAGCAGTAAATTACGAGATAGGGGTTCATGTGTTCCTTTCTAATGGCATGACTTCATCTTCTTCTTCAGTTGGATCATTGTAAACTTCTGGTATTAAGAATTTTACATGAACAGCACCACCAGTAAAACTTGATACATAAAATTTTGTTGGTGATTTTTCAAGATAGTCCAATACCTCTTTGATGCTTGTTAATTGTTTCATTTGTTTGGTTGCCTTCTGGTCAAAATGTTTTCAAGATGTGATGGAGATAATTTAAATTCTTCAAACTCTTCTAGCTTAAAAATTCTTCCATCATCTCCATAATTATTTTTGCTGTTCATATTGTAGGCAATAAGATAAAATCTTTCAGTTTCGTTATCTTTTTTGATTTCTGAAACATTGAGCCACTTTCCTGCCCAAAGATGTTTATCTTGTTTCCTTTTTGCTTTCATTGGTTTAATCATTTGTTTTTTTCCTTTTCTTTCTGTAATTTCTTTGCGATTTCTAAGGCTTTATCAAAATCAAAAGTTATCATTCCATTTTTCTTGATAACTGCTCCGTAGAAATCTGTTCCATATTCTTTGCTGTTTTTGTCGTATTTTTCCATTTCTTTTATCCTTTTCTTTGTTTATGTTATTATATTAACAATATGTTTATATGTTGTCAAACATTTATTTAATTTTTTTTTAACTTTCTTTATTTTTTTTTTGATGGTATAAAATTATATTATGCCTATACCAAAACCAAATGTTGGCGAGAGTAGAGATAAATTTATGAGTCGTTGCTTGTCATCTGACGTTATGCAACAAGATTACTCTGACAATGCTCAGAGATTTGCTGTTTGTAGCAGTTCATTTGATGATAAGGATAAAAAAATGTTTGATGAAGAAGAGCAAGAAATTTCCACAGGATACTTTGAAGTAGAAGCAGAACTAAAAGCATATGAAGATGATGACGAAAAAGAAAAAGACAAAGGTATGTTTGAAGGTTATGCCTCAATATTTGGCAATAAAGATTTAGGCAATGACGTTATAGAAAAAGGAGCATTTATGCGATCCCTTAGAAGAAAGGGAGCAAAGAAAATAAAAATGCTCTATCAACATGATACAAAAGAACCCATTGGTGTATTTGATAAGGTCATGGAAGATCAGAATGGTCTGTATGTAAAAGGCAGACTTGCAATGGGAACACAAAAGGGCAAAGAGGTCTATGAACTCATGAAGATGGGTGCCATAGATGGTTTATCTGTAGGATATCGAGTAGACTCAAAAGGTCAATCATATGATGACAAGAGAAAATATAGAGTTCTCAAAGAAGTAGACTTGATGGAGATATCAGCTGTTACTTTTCCTATGAATCCACGCGCAAGGATTCAAGCTGTAAAAAGTGACATGACTGTGAGAGAATGGGAGCATAAACTACGAGAGGTAGGAGATCTTTCTCATTCTGAAAGCAAAGTGGCGGCATCTGCTGTCCATAAAGCTCTTAGTCAACGAGAGGTTGATAAGGATGCTGATTTATTAAGCATTATCAATGCTACAACTCAAATATTAACTAAATAGGAGCTAGTTATGACAGAAGAAGTCAAAACAGCAGTTGAGGGCATGGGTAAAGCCTTTGAAGAATTCAAAGCAACCTATGATTCAAGACTGGATTCACTAGAGAAGAAAGGTACTGTTGATCCTCTAGTGGATGATAAGATTAAAAATCTGGAAGCAGATATGGACAGATTGGAAGAGATCAATCAGAAATTGACCAAAGCTGAATTAGAGCAAAAGAATATGTCTGAAAAGATTGATTCGTTTGAAACCATGTTGAAAAGACCAGAAGCAAATCTTACAGCAAATGAAGTCGATACCAAAATGGAATCCTTTGAGAAATTCATCAAAAAGGGAACTGATGGTATGGATGAAATGGAAAAGAAAGCATTAACTGTTTCTGAT